CCCAAAGGCGGGATGTGCCCCGTGTCAGCCGTAATCAGAAAAACAAAACCGGCCTAGCGTTTCCGCAAAGGGAAGGCATTACCTCTTCACCTACCAACGTGGTTCACACGAAAGTAGTGCTCCCTAGCCAAAGCAATTTAGGCAATCCCAAAACGTGATTCTAGAAGAGAGTCACGCATGGCGTTATATGTTACTAAATAGGGAAAAATTTTGTGCACGGCAAGAATTCGATTCAGACGGGATCGAATGTCCTCATAGAAACCTCGTCCGTGCGGCATGGCTAAAGCCATTGCATTGCCAATATTTTCTTGGAGTTGCTCAGTTATACAAGTTCGTGAATTAACACGCATCCAATGTAAAAGATTGTAAATGACGGCAGAATCAATTTTAGGATGAATAATTGACATACCATAATCCTCGTCCTTCACAAAGAACCTCTTGAGGAACTGAACTTCCCATATCGGTTTATGTGTCACTTGTACCCCACACTTGCTAGCTGATGTTGTTGGCCAACCATAGTATGAATACAGATCACTGAGTGCGACAGCATTAAACCATGAAAGAATTGATGGGTGGAAAGATCCAACCACATCATCTCCATAGAAAAATACTACCACCACTGAAAGGAAAGTGGAAAAATTGCCATGAGTGGTCCGATGACCGCTCTGGTCAGCAAGTATAAGATATAAGACATACAGGACCAGCATGTGCGCAATTGTGTTATAAATTGCTGTACCCCCAAAACCTGAGGGCATACCACGCTGCTTCTTAATAAGAAGATCTTCCCATTGGTCATAACCAAATACTGCATTATGGGCTATAGCAAACCTAATAATTCCCTCACGGGAAAAATCAGAATCACCATAGAGAAGGTTAACAATCCTCACAACAGCCCAGAAAATCTGAGGCGTCATGTGCCCATCCCAATTTCCAACATCAATGTCAAAGCAATGATCCGGTGACATTTGGAACAAATTTGAAAACAAATTTGTCCACTCAGGTCCATCCGGGTTAATTCCC